AAGTCAAAACACAGGCGCAACTGCGCCAGCAACTCAAGGACGAAACCTATGCCTAACTTTGCCTCTTGGGAACGCGAGACTCTAGACAAGTTTGCGACTGAGGCTTACCTGCGCCTACAGGCACAGGAGGAGGCTTTAGAACAGCTTAGGGGCGACCTGAAGGACGCGATGAAGCTGCTACGCCTCCAGCAAGTTCTTGGCGATCCTGTTAGCCCACCCACGGCCAAATGACGGCCAGGTTGGCAGTGCGGACATAAACTGTAGCCTGGCGCCATTGAACCTAGCGACGAACCGCAGGGCTGGCATGGACGCCACGGCCTGCAAGGTGATCGGGCCAAGGTTGCCATCGTCATTTACGCCCACCGTGCGCTGCAAGGTCTTGATGGCTGTGATGACGCCGCTGTGTACTGCCATATCGAACAGGTCGTATTTTATGGCGTCAGGCACCGCATCGCATCCGGCTGGCCCCCAGTAGTCTCGCAGGTAGATCTCTTTAGCTCGATCCAGCGTCATCGTGCGGATCATTTCTCCGGGATAGCTGCGCCGACTGATGCCGTATTTAGTCTCTCCACCCGGATCTCGGTGGTCGTTGACCCAAGAGCCCTCGTGGCCAATCAAACGCTCAAACGCAATATCAAAGTTCATGGCTTGTCCGCTTTGTTGTCCAGCCGATCAAAAATCTTGCCAAGCATCTCTTTGATTTCGCGCATATCGTCTTTGTAGTCCGACCGGGCGAGATAGACTTTCGGCAGTTGGGCCAGGTCTTCTTTGAGTTGCTGCACAGCAGTCCACAGCTCACGCGCAAACCAGCCTATCACGGACATCGCCGCGCCTAGAGCGATGTTGATTGTTTGCTGGTCGATCATTGGATTAAATACCCTCGCCCTGCACGATGTAGACAGTGGCCGATGCCGACGCAAGACCGCTGAAATAGGATGTACGTGCAAAGCGCAAAATCTCCACAGCACCCGGCACAAGTACGATCGCTGGACTAGGATCACCTGCAATTGGTGCAACAGCGTTTGCTGTAGCCAATGCCGCAGTCGTGCCAACGCCCAGAAACACCGTAAAAGCGCTGTTGTTGATGATTCGGTATTGACCTGTACCCTGTGCATCAAGTCTGCCGTAAACGAGCGCCTGGACGCCCGTAGGGGCGCTTGCTGCCGCAGCAACTACTACGGTCTCGCCAAGTGGGGCAAATGCGATTTGTGAATTGGTAGACATCTCAGATTCCTTTTGCAGATGCTTGGTAAGCGCTGATAACAGCAGCCGTATGCGTTGCCGCACAAATGGCCTTTACACGGTCATCCTCACCGTTGTAGTCAGCGCCAGGCACAACAACGTGGCGGTGGAACTTGCTGCTGATTTCAACGCCATCTTCTTTGATGGAGGTTTTGGTGCGAACTTGAATGCAGCCGTTTTCAATGACTTCAATCAGATCGACAACTTTAATTTTTTCTAACATGATGTTTCCTTGTTTCCATCCCGACTATCCAGTCAGGCATTAAGGCTGGTGGGCCGCGCCAGTACGGTTATTCAGGTATTTGATACGGTGCATCGTTAGCGTACACACCTGCATGACCAATGATGGTTCCAGCCGTGCAAACAAGATATAAGCCAAACCCAGTCATGCTTGCCTTTGCTGGCAAATTAGCACCAAACAAGGCTTGCAAGTCAAATTGGTATGCCGTCCATTGACTACCAAAAGTTGTCTCTGGAATGTCAAGGAAATAGTTAGTTGCGCCAACAGAAATCAAGACGTATGTTCTTGCTGTTCCGTTATATCCCGGTGTAGCTGTTGATACAGTTTTTCCGTTTTTACCAACTAAAACCAAGCAATAGCCTTTTTGCGACCACTCCAAATTATTCTGAATGTTCAGATATGAAACAGCAGACGGGTACGTATCAAACTGCATCGAGTTGGTTGATTTGTAGTAAAGGTTGCTCGTGTTTTTGATGACCGATGCTGCCGAAAAAGGCGTAGTCCATCCATCTGGTATGGTAGAAGGCCAAGTTTTAAACAAACTATTGAGAACAAACGAATACGGACTTGTGTTGAATACTTGACGAGGCCAAATCTTTCCTTGAGCACGTATCAGTGATTCGTTGTAGTCGTTTGTGTTGTTGGTCAAAAAGTCATTGTTGAACTCAATCGACCATCCAGACACAGTTGTGGGAACATTGACTACACCGCCAATGTTTGTTCCTGTAATAGGAACAGTGCAACTACGAGCAATATTTAATCCTGCATAGGTGTAACCGGATTGAACAACAAAACCACGAAACGAATTGTTGCAAAAGAACCAACTATCTTCAATCACTACGTTGGTGGTATTTGCAGCAATGACCATTTCGGCATCACCAGTAGCAGCACCCTGTGAAAAGTTAGACTCCAAATAGCACTGCTTGAAAGTCAAATTGACTAAATCGCCAGTTGCTGTAACACCCCGTCCCTTGTTTCCTTCGGAAATAAACTGCAAGTACGAATCAAGGACGTTTTCAAGGGTAAGTCCGGGGCCAGCCAAGGATGCTGTGAACTCATTGGAGCCGGACATGTACACCGTGGTGCTAGAGGGCAAGTTAAAGCCGCCTTTGCCCCAAATGCTGACGTTTCCAGCGGTGTTGCGTGACAAGACGGCGCGGACGTTTTTAAGATCAATGTACGCCACATTGACCATGTAGATGTTGTAGTTATGGCCGCTTTCTAAAACTAAGTCTCGCAAACTGTTTTTGTACGACAGTCCACCAATTGCAGGGTCACGCCAGTTGTTTCCGCCCACGTTTGTGGGAATTTCAGCGTTTGTCAAACTTTGTAAGCGCAATAAACCGTAATTGCCAGCGGATGCGTACTGATCAATAATTCGCATGTCGCGCATGGTTATGTACCAGCCAATTACAAAACAATCTTTGTCGCCATCTGGCATAAAGTTGATCGTAGTTGAGTATTTCCCGGCACCGAAAAATTCCGTGTTATCAGGAATTGTGATAGTTGTTCCAGTAAGGTTATAAGTACCTTCTGGTACAAATACAGTTTTGCGACCAGACGCAAATGCAGCAACAAATGCTGCGTGATTTGTAGCGCCTGACGCAGAGGGCGATGCCCCGTAATCATTTACGTTGGCGACTGCTCCACTTATCATGGAGTAACTTGCTTTTGTCAGTGACATTTGACTTCCTTTTAAGCGGTCATGTAATTTGCTGTCAAAACAACAATATTACCGGGGAATCCTGTCGCAGTATCAGAAACTGGAAGCTGTGTCGCTATTCCGTTTGCTGTTAATCGATAGTACAAGGCAATTTGTGTTGAATTAGCATTTACACGCCCTGCATCTGGTTGGTTAACCACAAAGTTTTGCACTTGCGATAGAGCGCAACTTCCAAATCCATCTTGTGTTCCTGCGGTATGAGCCGCGCACGTGAAGGGCAAATTACCAATCAAAATGTTTCCCGATGCCGCGCCCACCGTAACTGCCGATGTACCAAGCGTAATTTGCACTGTTACAAGTCGTCCAACTTTGGTGTACTTGCCGCCATTAAAGTTGGCAAAGTAGGTCACGCTTGTAAAGTCAGTACCGTCTGTTGTCAATGTTGGGCTAAACGTACCTTCCTCATAGTCCGCAAGCAACTCGCTTGTGCCTGTGCCAGCCGTTGCAGAAAAGTCGATGCCTTTGCCTGATGTGCCAATGACTATGTTGTCAGATACTTTAATTTTACCTACAACATCTAGTTTTTCTGCTGGCGTAATGATACCGATACCTACACGGTCGTTTGTTGCGTCGGTAAAAAACAGATTGGCATCTGTGTCGCCTTCAATCCGCACGTTATAAACAGCGCCTATATCGTTAATGACTAGGTTAGTCGTGCCGATAATCATCTTCTCGGTAGATGCGCCGCCTGTTGCAGTCTCAAAATGAATTTGCCCTGTTTCAGCCGTTGACGTTGGGCTAAGAATTGATCCGTGAATGAGAGCGTATTGCTGTTTGTTGCCAGCCGAATCTTGGCCGTTAAACTCAATCTCTCCGATTGTGTCGGAGGCGGCTGGGCTTGCTGAGTTGCGGTAGAGGTCAAGCAGTGGGCCTGCTCCTGCACCGGCATCGGTTGATGTCAGCGTTACATTGCCAAAGTTGCCGATTGTTGAAATTGCTTTTAGCATTGCTTTCTCCTTAGATCAAAAATTCAATCACCGCAGTGAGTGGTGGCGCTTCGCTGAATGTCACATTACCGCCAGCCAATGTGTAAGTGTTTTGGTTCTGATACACGCCGTTGATGTAGATTAGGCTTGGCACAAATGAAACGGCAAAAATTGTCTGTGTGCCTGTGCCAGTAGCATTGACGTACAAATTTCCAGCAGAACCTGGGAAAGCATTGCCGTTAAACGAGGTGTAGACCACCGTGCCGTTCTTGTCCTGGACTTGGATAGAGTAATCGCTCCCCGCATAAATCCGGCTCGGAGTGCCTTGGTAGACAGGGTAACCGCCACTGGTGCGAATTGGCTGGACAGCGGAAATCGTCAATGCAGCATCAAAAAATACAGCAATCGGGTTTGTGACTGGGTTTAGGTTGACCGTGCCAATCAAGATAAAGCCGTTCTCAAGCGGAAGGCCGTCAGTGCCAGCAAAGGCAGGGTATGGGGGTTCTACGGATAGTGCGGACATTTATTTGTTCTCTTGAGATTCCGGACGAAATACATTAACAGATTGGGTAGATGCACCTGAGGATAAACCGCCAGAAGCGGCTGGCATTGCTCTTGAGACAAAACCTGCTGGAAGCACTTTCTCTTGAGCGCGAGCAATTTCATTTTTTAATGCAGTGATTGCTGCATCTGGATTGTTGTAAACCATGTTAGAAAGTTGTGCCGCAATTTTTGGATTAAGTCTATCTTTGATATTAGTAAATACGTTTCGGAACACGGTGTACCCACGACTTAACAGATTCAATTTATCTACTTTGAAAGCACTTTCTTCAATTTCCTCACCCAAAATATCACGACCAGTTGGGCGAGTAGCTTTTCTTGCAGCACTAGCGGCTGACTCAACTCTATTTGATCTAGCCAAATCATCAATCACTAACTGAATGTCTGTCAACTGTGCTGGTGTAAAGTTTTGCGATCTTAGCACTGGTTCAATGGCATTGGGATTATTGAGCATTGGATTTTTACCAGTCTCAATGACAAGACGCAAACCCTTTGCTCTATCTGCAAATTCGTTTGCTAATTTAGTTCCCAATGCCTGTTTGTATGAAGACTTGAGGTTTCCTGTTTGGTCAAACAGTTCACCAACCACTTTCATAGCTCCTGCTTCCGTCAAAGGATCGCCTCCTGGCGTTTGTGTCAGCATCTGGTTTAAGCGAGTCTGAACCACGCGACTAATTGCATCTTTTCCTTGAGCATCTGAACGTGCCAAGGCAACACCCATGCGGTCGCCGCTATCAAGAATGTGGTTAAGAATTTGCTCTGGCGTTTTGTTTTTGAACCCTGCCCCAAGAGCGGTCAATTTGGATAAAGCATTATGACCTTGAACAGCCTCTTGTTCCAATGTCTCCAAAGCCCTTTTGATGCCCATGCCTGACTTGTCCAACACGGCAAATTGCTCGGCATTCTTTTGCAAGAAGCTGGCGGCTTTTGCTGGATCAACCAGCCCCGTTTGAGCGTCCATTGCAGCCAATTTGAACTGGCCCAAAATACCGTTACGAAGTGAGTCAAAAGCCTGTGGATCACCAGCAAACGTAGTGACAAATTGATTGGCTGCATCACGGTCTTTGGTGAATTGAGCGACAACTTGAGCAGGCTCAATACGTTGTTCACCAAACATCCCTGGCTTGAGTATTTTGGCTGTCTCACCAGTACGGAAGCGCGGAGCGTATTGCTCGCGGTATGTTGCCAAAGCTTTGCCATACAGGTCTTTTGCTTGTTGTGGAAAAGTGTCTGAAACATCAATTGCTTCATCAATTTTGCGTTGTAAACCTAGCAAGTTTCGTATTTCTATACCAACAAGGGAACCTTGTCCACGACTAGCCGCCATCACATCTGAATTGATGGCTTTACGCAAAGCATCCAATTCAGTCAATGTGGCCTCTGCTACTGGTAGCGGCACTGGCGCTCTTTGCATTGGACGACCAAACTGATCCAGCAAATTAAATGATGGCTCTGCTGTTGGTGGAGGACGTAGCCCCATAATGCGCCGCACAATTGCTGGCGCAGTGTCAGGTGAAAATGATGAAAGAGGCCGACCTAGAACTTTTTCAGCTTCTGCTACCAACTCATCAATATTGACTTTGGCATTACCTGCTGCTGCTTCCGCTTGAGCATACGCTGGTTGTACTTGCGTTTTTTTCAGTTCGTCAGACAACTGTTTTGCGCGTAAACCAATTTGCTCTCCAGTCTCTTGAGGCCCAGTGGCTGGAAATCTGCCAGCAAATGCAGTTTCTATTTGTGCTTTCTCAGCATCCAAATTTTGAAGAATTGAATCTCTTGCCTGCGTCAACTCATCCAACACACCTGGTTGCAATGTCTGACCCTGTTGATCAATTTGTTGATTGACACGTACCAGTTGCTGCTGCAATGCACCAACACGCTCGTTCATCAGGCGTTGAATTTCAACTGCTTGTTGTGGGCTTGATCCTCTAAGTCGTTCAGCCAATACAGAAATCGTAGGCGGCGCTTCACCACCACCAGCAACAATATTTTCAGCCAAAGTTCTTTGAAAACCCGGGGTTGTTGGAACTTGAACTCCAGCTTCAATTTCACTGATCGTGCGTTCTGCCGCACCGGGTGTGCCACCAACCGCTTTAAACAATTGTCTTTCAGCAGCCAATGCTGGCTTAAAAAGTGGATCTACTGTGGCCTCCCACAATCCTTTCACGACTGATGATATAGCCTTTGCAGCAGGTGGAACCACGCCACCCACTACCCCTCCTACAGCCACATCAACGGGTGATTCTGCAACCGGAACTGCTCCAATGGCTCCAGCAGTCATGCCAGCACCAACGCGCTGTCCTATCGTTGCTCCACCTGTTGCCCCCATGCCTCCAACACGCACCGCCTCGGCAATTGGAGTAACCACAGGTGCTGCACGGGTGCCTTGCGCCAAAGCAGCAGCAGTGCGTCCAAGTTGTGCTGGCAATGCTGTTCCTGCTGCAATTCCAGAAGTCAACTCACCAACAAATTTTTCAGCACCAGATTGTGGTACTGCTATTCCAAGTCTAGTCAAAAGATCGCTTAAAGCCGCTGAAGGCTTTTGCATTTGAGTTCCAAACGTTTTATTTAGCAAATTGACAACTGGGTCAGCAACGGTCGGGGCTAATGTTCCAGCAGCAAACCCAGCTAGCGCACCGGGTGGCCCACCCATTGCAGAGCCAGCCGCAGCACCAGCTACTGGCAAAGCCAAAGCCCGAGTTACTGCTCCCATTACGCCTGGTGTTGTGGTTTCAGGGCCAAGTGGAAAAGCCGCTGGTTCTTCTCTAATTTTTCCGGGAATATTTGAAATTGAAACTTGTAACTGAAGTCTTGTAATTTCATCAGCAAGCAACTTAGCAGCTTTGGAATCACCTGCTTTATCAGCATTCAATAGCGCATCTTCAAGTTCTGAAATAGTCGCCATGTTCTTTCCTACTTGCTTTTGTGTTTTTCAACTGCCGCAGCTATTGCTGCTGCTTTAGCTGGATTTGGTACTGTTGGAGCGTCTGCTTCTCCAAAACTTCCTTGAGGTTTTACTTTTTTTGGAGGTGGAATCATTCCAGACAACATCATCCTATTCTTGGCTGTATTCCATCCTGCCAAACGCTCATCGTTTGTTTTATATGGATTTGCTACATCTCCAAGAGTAGCAACAATAAAATCTCTATCAGCATTTGATATGCCAGCACCAAGTTTTCCACCGAGTAAATCTGTAGCTATGGCATTTGATGTACTTGCTAAAGCATTTATAGCATCAGCACCAGAGTCGCTCACTCCGAAAGCCCTTAAAGCAACATCAGTCACTGCGCCAAGAGTGCCTCCTGTTGATCTTTTGATCAAACGAGTAATATTATCTTCGCCTGTTTCTGGATCATACCCGGCCGTTTTAAGCGCCTTGATGGCTGCTTGTTGATCTTTTACTTTCACCGCTTCATTTAGTGGAATAAAACCACCACTAGGATTTTTTGCTGTTATTGGAACAACAAATCCACCAAGTTGTGAATTGAACACTGGCATCGGGCCACTTTCAGCATCTTTTACAAGTTTGAGTCTTTGTTGTTCTGTCAATCCAGCAGAAGCTAAAGATAATTTAGTGGATGCGGCAGAAGCTATTGATTGATTAGATTTAAGCTTCAATTCAGCCTCAGCAATTCTGGTTGCAAACTTAGCCTCAATTGCTGCCTTGTCAGCATCAGACTTTGCTTTCAAAAGTTCAGCGTTTTTAATAAGAGCTAAAGTTTTAAGTTCGATTGCTGCCTTGTCAGCATCAGACTTTGCTTTATCTGCATCGGCCACAGCCTTTTTCAATTCGCTTGGTCCTTTTGCCGCGGCTCTGGTTTCTCCACCTACACTCGCCGCAGTCAATGCGCGTTGTTGGTTAGCTTGTGCAACCATCAAGCCTTGTTCAGCTTCCAATCGAGCCGGAGTGTCTTTGGCCTCGAATACTTTCTTTTCAGCATCAGCAACAGCAGCGGCTGCGTCTGCGACTGATTTTCCAAGCACGCTTGGTGCAAGTCCAGCAGCCCTACCTTCGCCACCAACACTTGCAGCAGTCAACGCTTCTTGCTGTGCAATTTGAGCAAGTCTTAAATTTTGTTCTGCTTCCAGACGCGCTGGTGTGCCTGCTGCCTCTAAAACTTTTTGCTCTGCCATTGCTACAGCAACATTTGCATCAGCAACAGATTTTTTAAGCACTGATGGTGCCAATTCTTCAGTTCTTGCAGTGGTTGATGCTTTGTCAATTGCCTCAAACATTTCCTTCGCACCGGGTATGAGTGATGTCACAGTCACCATCGACTTAAACGCCATTGATGGGCCACGGGTTGGGTCTGCTGCTTGCTCAGCAATACTCTCATAAAGTAGAGCCTCTTCTTGATCTCCGCTGTTGCGTTGAGCCGTTGCATAGTCCTTTAGAAATTTAATTGCTGTCTCTGGATTGACTTGCAAGGCAGAAAGAATCTGCCTATTGGTTTTCAACACGCTTTGCTGCTGCGCTTTGCTGAAGTTCTCAATGTACGGACGCAAAGCATCGGCTCTGTCTTTTGGTAGCACTGCTGCAAACTGCAACGCATCACGCATGGTCGGGTTTGGCTTTGCAAAAAAACGCGCCTGTTCCTGTGCTGCAAGTTGTTGCTGCTGTTGTTGTTGCTCAAAGATTGCTTGCTTTTGCTGTCTCTGTTGCTCTGCAAGAGCTTGCTTTTGCTGAGTTTCGACTATGCCTGAGCCAAGCTGGAAACCTTGCAACGACTGGGCAAATGGGTCTGCAACTTGTGTTAAATAATTAATTGGTTGCATATATTAAAACTCCAGTGATCCCATGAATTCGCCCGATACCGGGTTGATTTGTCCACCGCCTTGGAATCCACCGCCTCTACTGCCGAACAGCCCACCGAGCCCTCCTGCCCCTTGCAGCGCACCAAATGCCTTGTTGATGCCTCCAGTGAGTGCGCCTTGCTGGCCTAGTATTCCTCCTGCTGCGGCTTGCCCCTGCTGGCCTAACAAAGTAGAAATGTTTGCCCCTGTTTGCTGTCCAAATGTACCTTGTCGGGCTGCTGATGTTTGACCAATACTAGTAAGTCCTCCAAGACGTTCATATTGCTGGTTGATTAGGCTGGACAACAAAGCTGGCCTGAATTGCGCTAGCGCACCCTGCACATTGCCGCCACGTAATCCACCAGTAGCTGATGCGTTTTGCAGAATAGCGTTTTCACCCTGCTGTTGCAAGGCTTGAAATTGTGGACTGCCCTGCAAAGCGGTAATGGCCTCTTGCTGTGACCCTGGCGCACCCAGACCGATTAACGCTTGTTGCTGTGTTAATGCCCCAGTACCAGCCTGGGTGTATGGCGATAGGAGTTTTGTGATTTCATCAAACTGCCTGCGCTGCTCGTCAATTCCGGCTTGTGCTGCTTGTTGCTGTGTTTGGGAGGCTTCTCCGACTGACTCGCTGCCTTCAATTGCTCCACCCAGACCAGCGCCAATTACACCGCCAATGCCTGGCAGGAAGAAATTTCCAGCAATGCCGCCTAGCGTGCTAAGTAAACCCATAAAAACACCTCAATATTTATTGGATGCCGCTGGTAGCATCTTCCTCAGCGGATTGATTTTCGCAAATTCTGGCATTTCGTCAATCCATGTCCGATTCACGATCTTCCCACGCTTGACAAACCCGCATATCGTTACAGATAAAGTTCAGCTTCTCGCAGTGACCCCTGAACCCTGCGCCCTTGTCGTAAGTGGCAAGCGGGATACGCTCAATCCTGACTTGGGTCATAAAACTGTTGTCGTAGTATTCGCAGTTCGAACAGTGCTTGCGCCTTGCGTCTTTCTCGTCGCACTGCATCGCCTCGGCCAGCCCAACGTAAAACTCTTTGTTTGCGCCTGGCTCGTTGGTCGGCACTTCAGGGCCATAGTTCCAATCTTTGACCGCAATAGAGTAATTTTTCTTATTCTCTGCATTGGTCAAGAATTCTTCGTCCATCGGCAAGCCAGTAAAGCCGCGTGGAATCATCATAAAGTCTTTCATTTCTGCTCCTTAAGTTATTTCGCGCCCGTTGGCTCTGATGGTCAGAGATGTCGCAGCACCAGCGAGAGTTGAAATAAACCCGCTCGGCTCTAGTGCCTGTCCCACCAACTCGGGGAACGTGTAGGTCTCGTCAGGAGCAAGGCTTCTCGCATCCACAATCAAATTAGTCACGCCTGCCGTGCCGCCACTGGTAACTAGATTCACGCTAATCGCCACGTTTCCTGCCGTTGTATTTGTAGCAGTAAACTTGTCAATGATCGTCTTGCAGTTGGTCGCGGTGTACTGCGTAGTCTGGGCATTTTCAGCTTGCTTTGCTGGAATCAATACTTTTACTGTGACTGTCATATCTATTCCTTATGTGGCCTCGCCGCCGCTAGCGATGATGGTCAAGCCTGTTGATACCGCCTGAATCTGTATTGTGTCGCCTGCGTTCAATACTTCAATTCCGTTGTATTGCAAAGCGTTGTTTGCAGGTACAGGAACATCGTAGAGAAAAGCATTCCCAGTCCCTGCCGATCCTGCTGATGGCACGAAAAACACACGAACGTTTATGGCTGCTGCCGTTGTATTGGCGATGCTGAATTCTTTGACCAGTGCGCGGGTGCTGGCCGGTACTGTGTACAGCGTAGTCACGCCGGTTGTAATAGCGGCTTGTCCGAATTTAACTGGGGTGATTACATCGAAAGCCATGTCAGCACCTGATTAGATCGCACCCTTGGGGTTTGGTTTGCATACGGCAAGATGCCAACCACATCATGCGCCAACTCAATATTGTTACGCACCGGCGCAAGTACTAGCAATTCTAATGACTGGGCCAATCTTGCCAAAGCATCTAATGCCTGTTGCACTTTGGCGTTCAGAACAGCATCTTCAACTTTAGTATTTTGCGATAGTGCAATTATCTGAGCTAACGCTTCGTTTGCAGTTGCCGCGGCATTGTCTGCCTGAAATTCAAAATCAGTCCCTATGATTACTTGCAACGTATCAACAGTGGAAAACAAAAGCTCGAACTGTCTGATTTGCTGTTGGTCAGTCAAGAACTCCGCAAGCTGGTCACGGGTCAGGTTTAGCCTACGAGAAACAGGTGCGGTAGCCATCAATACGCCAGTGCTTCAATCTGCGCTTCAAGCCGCACATAGGATACGTGAGCATCACTGTCGCCACGGAAACGCTGGATACGCCAGTTCCGCATGTGGCCCTGCTGAAACCATGTAAGACGCTTTTTGCGGTTGCCAATCGTGCCGACAGAGATAAACTTTTCTTGCGAATAGGTCTGCCCATCAACGCTGTAGCTAGTGCTAATTTGTGGATTCTTGCCAAGCGCAATGCTACCCGTCAGACTGACAAGCTCAAGTTCGTTAAATATCGCCCCGTTGCTCTCGTTGTAGACAATCAGCGTCCCAAACTCCCATCGAACTTGCTGGCCCCAGTGGTGGCCTGTATCCTGCACCAGATATCCGATGTTGCTCGATTGCGGATCTCCCACCGTCCATTTGTCGTAGACCCACACCAAGTTTCTTGCAAGGTATTGAGCAAGTCCATTCAGGGTGCTAACCAAGGTAAACCAGACCGGCGTTTGCAAAGCCTCTGATGCGGCTGCGTCATAAACCAGCGTCTGGTCTGGCAAATGAACGTAGAGATGCTGGTGGTTCTTGTCGTTTCTCGCCTCCAGCTTAACCAGAGACAATTGCGCTTCGCTGTATTGAAGCAGGATATTGTCGATTTCTTGCGTGCTCACCTTTTGCGTGGTTGCGGCTGCGCCTACATAAATGGATGGAGCTTCATTTCGCCCACTTCCAAGAAATGCTATACGCTCAATAAAGACGCAACAAGCCTGCGTCCCGACAACGCCCTTTTGTAGCTGTGCGCCATCAATCCTTGCGAACGGGAACAACTCACCGCCAACGTTGTCAAATACCTCAATTGTGTTTCTGTTCAGCGCATAAACTTCGTTTCGCAGCTTGAGCAAAGCTACTACGGGATCAGGATCAACTTCTGAACTTCCGTATTTCAACGGATTCACAATCAGCGGATCGGTCAACTCTGTGACGATCAAGAACTCGCCATCAGTGGTCATAAAGTAACCATCGACCCAAACGAAGTCCAGCACCACACCAAGGTCGGGGTCGGTCACCTGAGTCAGCGTTGTGCCACTCCAATAGTAAAGCCGACCACCTGATGCAATCGCCAGCAGGTCAAAGGAATAATCAAAGGTCACCAACTGAGTCACAGGGCCACCCACATCGCCCAGGATAGTCACAGCGCCTATGCTGGATATCTCGACTAGCTTTGTACCCATTACCCGATATAAATCGCCCTGCCAGTTGATGCCGCCACGGTCAATACCTGGGCCTGTGCCGTTTGCCACAATGCCATCGCCCGGACGCAAAAACCCATTACTGATGCCCGATACCTTGGGCACAGGCACAAGATTGACTGGATACGATGTCCGCAACTCTGGCGTGTTGTCGGTGTAAATACCGTTCACGATAGGTATTTGCATTACTTGGCCTTGTTGCGTTCTGAGATTCGCTTTGCCTTGGCTTGTGCGTCTGCTTTGGACGATGCGCCCCATGCTCTCAGACTCAGCAGAAGCCGGGTGGGTTCGCCATCCTTATATTCAGGGCCAGCATTGCCACCCATTCGCGCCAGAAACGATGCTCTGCGAGGATTGTCACCAGACTTGACGGGAGCTTTGATGTCTTGACCAGCAGCTCTCAGGCTTGCCCGTCCAGCAGCGTTAAGACCACCTTTTGGATTCTGGCCTTCCTTGCGTTGCCATGCTGGAGTTTTCATCGAAACCCCCTGATCTTTTCAGCAATCTTTTTGGGCTGCTTGGCGAACTGCTTTCCTGCCCTTGTAGCCTCGCGCTTCGCCCTGGTGGTTGCCGCATACTCTGCCGCAGACAGTGCCTTGATAGCCCTCTCAGGCAGATACCTTTCGCCCGTCTCGGACGATGGCTTGCCAGACTTGGTGCGCCAGTTCTGGCTAGACCAATCTTTCAGGCTTTTCTGCGGGGCTTTCATTTATAGCCACCGCCTTTTTTCTTGTACTCCACCGCCAACAGTTGTGCTTTTCTGGCAGACCATTCGCCCGGATCACCGCCTTTTGTCCCTGCCTTGATTCGCTCAAACAGTGCTTTCCGCATGGTTGGCTTCGTATAGTTGCCAGCCGCATTGACAGATGACTTGGGTTTAACAGCCATTAAATCACCGCGCCGTTTATAACGACAAACTGAATAACAATAGCCTCCGACAATGAGCCAAGAGTGACATTCCGTACATTGATGCTTGCGCTACCGGCGCTGACCTGTGCGTTAAGTGTGTATGCGCCAGCCGTGCCTGCGCTTACATGATTTAAAATTAACACATCGTTTGCTTCAATAATTGTATTGGTCAATACAAAACTGACGGTGGTTGATGCGTTAAGTGCCGCAGCGTCCATGGTAATTTGACCACTTTGTTTGCTCAGCGTCACCCCAGTAGATTTGCTTGTTGCTTGCGTTACTGTACCACCCGCACCAGCGGCATAGCCTACTTTGCCAGTGCCACCATTATTGATAATGCTACCAACGGTTGAAAGAAAAGAGGTCAGCGCAAGACTTGTGCCAGTAGCCGCACCAATGACTGGTGTTACCAATGTTGGCGTGTTAGCAAATACATTTGCACCCGTGCCGGTTTCGTCCGTCAGCGCAGCCGCAAGATTTGCGCTTGATGGCGTTGCCAAAAAGGTTGCCACATTCGCAGCCAAACCAGATACGCCAGTTCCAATGGGCAAGCCTGTGCAATTAGTCAACGTTCCAGAAGTTGGTATGCCAATAATTGGCGTCACCAAAGTCGGAGTGGTGTTGAACACCAGTAGACCCGTTCCGGTCTCGTCGGTCATTGCCGCCCGTAGATTGGCACTTGATGGCGTTGCCAAGAACGTCTGGATGCCTGCTGCATAAACCGTCTCGGCATTGATCTGATACCAACTGTTCGTCGGCTGATAAAACCTGATTGCCGTTGCAGTCCCTGCCGCCAATGAGGTCACGCCACCATAAATTGCAGTTGCACCATTTAGCGCGATAGTCAATGAGGTGATTTCCTGCGTGGTCGTAATCAGTACCGAAGTGCCATCAGGCACACCAGTGTTCAACGGTAGGGTGATCGTGCCAGTTGCCAGCGTTCCAGCGGGTTGCAATAGCATCCACTGGTCATTGCTGACAGGAGTAGGTACGGTAATGTTGAAACCACTGCCCGGCACATAGAGATTAACCGCCAAAGTAGGCGATGCAAAACTCTGCTGAAAGAAAGTCAGCAAACTGCCGATAGATGTGCGCCTCGCATCCCCGTTGTTCGGCGAATAGACGGGTAGCTGATCGCCGCTGGAAATCGTGCTGAGTACGGGTAACTGGTTGATCGTTGGCATGATTGTCCTTAGTAATACTCAAGCGGCCCATCAGGGCCAGCAGTAACCGGGTAATAGGGTGGCCGTACATACGGGTTATCGTAAACCCTCCACGGCTTGTTACCAGCGCCAGCCGGCATGGTGCCTGGCAGTTGCTGCTCAAGCGGGAATGTGGCCCTTTGCAACAGAATGTCGTAACCCTGCTTTGCAGTGGTCTTGGTCTCGATCATCACCGTCTTGCCGAAACTTGGCGCCAGCCTGATGCCTAGACTACAAATGATTGCTTCATAGGCCGAATCAGGAACTAGGGTTTCCTCGTCCAGGCTGCTGTCCTGTGGACTCGATGGAAGTGGATAGCCAAGACGGATGCCCTTGGCGTTCCAGTCCGCCATCATTGCATCGAGGCGGCGTAGTGCTGATTGCAATTGCTCTGGTGCAAGATCAAAAACATAAGACGCGAGCCCGATTTCTTCAAAGGCGGCGCTTATGAATTGTCGTTTGGTGTAGCCCATTGCAGTTCCTCGATGTGTTTCACCAGCGTTGCATCTGACCACCGCTTATCTACTTTTAGCCCGATCGCTTCGGCCTGCTGCAACATTTCAGCGCGAGTCGGTGGGCTGTCGTCTTTGATTGGCTCTTCAATGACTTCAGGCGTTTCAATGACTTTAGGCACTTCCACAACTTCAATACGAACGCGCCTTCCGATTGGCGATGGGCGAACTTGCTTGGTTGCTTTGCGCTCTACTGCCTGTGACTTTTTCAGTTTTCGCTTTTGCAGCCGCAACTCTTTCCACGGAGCAAGAGCCTTGGTTTTGACGATTGCGGCTGACTTGATCATTTCTTCATGGTCTTTTTTGCTGCTGGCTTTGCAGATTTGGTCATTCCATACGCCATTGCCACGGCTTGCTTTTGAGGCTTGCCTGCTTTCATTTCCTTTTTGACCATCTTGGACATCATGTCGCCCATCTTTTTACCCATCATAGTGTTCTCCAAAAGTTAAACAGGCCAACATCTCTGCTGGCCTGTCAGGGTTTAACCGCCGATACGATAAACAACAAACGTGTCTGCCGCAGTCTTACGGACACGGAATCGTGCAGATGCACCAGACGTTGCAGCAGTTGCAGCAGAGCCAACAATGGTCACACCTGTATTAACCGTGATGGTCAAAGCAAATGCAGCTAAAGTGATGACGCTGAAGTCAAACGAATCACCGATTGCCCACTCAGTTGCCAAATCAAGGTTTGCACCTGTTGGCAATTGAATGTCACGGGCTGAAGTTGGAGTAGCAGTGATGATGCCTGTCAACACGTTGGCAGCAGTTGCCACCATCGAGCCGCCATCAGCTATGTTGGCTGGCGCACCCTGAGGTTGCCAGTTGCCATTGTTACTGATGTCAGGAGCAACGCCCACCGAATAGTACGCACCAGATGCGCCTGCCTGAATCGTCACGCTGGTAGCAGCGCTAAATGCAGCAGACACATAGGTGGTGTTCTCGACTACGGTCAGCAAGTCTTGCGATTCTGGAAAGTTGGGATAACCAACTTCCTGAAACACGCTTGCCGACGAATAGGCTTGAACGGCGATTTTTTCGCCAGACGGCACAGTAACGGTAACCGTACCCTGTGCAAAAACTACGTTGTAACTCATGATTTTTCCTTAAGGAGTTTGGTTGAACAACAGAATGCCGGACATTTCTGGCTGCTTGTTGACCACGCCAAACAGGGTATCGAGACGATACTTGGTTTTCATCGTGTTCACATCGTACTGCTTCTGCATGACCAGCTCGATGCCCTGATCGGTGGAGGCGCGCATTACTGCAACACCAGCATCAGACGGGACAGCGTAACGGCCAGGGAGAATCTCCAACGCATCTTTCTGCCAGAAGCAGTTGATTGGCGCAGCATCCACATTCAGGCGATTGATGGTGCGGCCAGATGCAGCAGTCACGATCACGTTTTGATACTGCAACTCGGCATCAGTCCCACCCTGTGCGGAAATGATCGGAGGCGTGATAACGCAAGTGGTCGAATTGGTCACGCTCACCACACGGAAGGTCTTGGAGAATCCAGTACCCTGCTTCGTGATGTGATGCACAGCCTCAACACCTTCGATTTCTATTGCAGTCCCTGCTGGCAGATCGGTGGTGCTGGAAACGGTAATCGTCTGGAAACGATTGTCCACGTTGGCAGTCTCACCAGTTACCGCAGTAGAGGTAGCAACCGGCACGTAGTAGTTGTTTGCCGCAGCTAAAGTGCTCATCGTAGGATCAGAACCAGTTGCCGCGGCAATACGATTTGCGTAGTCAAGCTTATAGGTCTCAAAGCCTGCAACCATGCCGACAAAAGAACGCTCAAACGCAGTGTTTGATTTGTTCCCTGCGAAACTACGCGATACCGATGCACCACCGCCACCACCCGCGATATTGCCTGCAATGCCGTTGTAGTCGCGGCTGGACAGTGCCAGATAACGATCGAAGGCTTGGACGCCCTGCTCGTTCATGATGCTATCGCACAGAGCCACATCATCGTAATCACCAGCGGCAGTGCTGACAGTTACCACCAGCGAACCGAGGTTTGCCGCAGCATTCATGATGGCGATGTTGATATCGCTTGCGAGTTTCTGCTTTGCAGCTTCGCCCAAACGACCTTCTTGCAATGCGTCACGCAACTCCAAAGCGTCCAGAATGAACGGCACAGACTTCTGAAAGCCGAGCGTTGCAGGAACGGACAACTGCGTATATGCGGTGAAATTGTTCGTCTGATCCATTCCATCATACGATTGCGCGATGTAGGGCTGCGGACGATAAATGACGTTGTTGGTTCGTTCCATCATCGAACCGTCAGTGTTGTAGACGGATACGTTGCGGGACAGAACCAGAGCGTCGTTAAAGCCTTCGAGAATATCCTCGAAAGCAACGCGCTCTTCCTTGCTGAATGAATTGCTCATAAAAACTCCATTGGTTGAATAAAAAACACGGCATTGCTGCCACTTTCCTTACTCACCAATGGGCTGGCGGGGGCCATTCAACTGCTATTTTATTGGGCTAGCGACACCCGTTTAGCGCATTATGCCTTTTTCTGGCGCTTGTATGCAATGACCTTGGTCATATTACCAGTTCGGGCTGCTTCTTCCCGCAGTCGTTCAAGTTGTGAGTCCACCGCGCCAGATGATCGGCCAGTACCTGTAACAACACGTTCAGGTGCGGGTGCTTGCTTTCGATTGGTAACTTTCATATCTTTCTCCAGTTTAGCAACGGCAAAGGCAAACTTTACCGGGTCTTTGATTTCTGCCAGTTCTTTGGCCTTCTTTGGGTTCCTGCCGAGCGCATAGATAACCAATGCAGGATTATCAGCACCCTGAAGCATTACTCCTTGTTGGGTAACGCTGAATAGTTCCTGTGCTACCGCCTCGGCATCCTCATAGTCTTTGACGCGCAGTTCTGCTTTTGCCTTGGTGTAGCTGTCCAGCTTAGACTGCCAGGCGCGATTTTGGTTCTGCACCTCGGCATCTTGCTTGGCGTTAACGTCATCGTTTTTGCGCTTGCGCTCAAACCAGTTACTCAGTGCGTCCTCGTATTTCTCAGCGTCGTAGTCGTGATCCTCCAGCTTTGGCTTATTGCCTATCACCACTGGTTTTATCTCCGATGGTGCAACCTGTAGCCTGCCTTGCAGCTCACGGTTCTGCCGTTGCAGTTCTCGGTTTGTCTTACGCAGTTCACGCACCCACTCAGGCGCATGGGCTGGTTCTTCTTGCGCTTGTGGCTCTTCTTCGCCAATAGTAACAACTACCTCTTCTTCCACCTCGTCAACGATTTCGCTGATTTCCTCGATTTCATCTTCCATTTTCACCCTTCAAACTCACGCATTAAACCGGCTGCGTGGTTGCCGTTGCCTGCTGTTGGATACCTCCACCAATTTGCTCGGCAAGTTTCAGAGCGTGATCTTGCGAATCAATGTCCACCTTGCTGAGTGTTTGAACAGTTTGAGCTTTTTTCAGTTCAGCGCTAGCAATAGTCTCCACAGTATCAGCCCGAGCCTTCTCAGCCTTGGCCTGCGCTTCCTGCGTCACTGCCATTATGTACTGTGCATTTGGGTCAGGTTGGGCATTCTGAGCCGCTGCTTCTAATTGCTTGGCTTCTTCCTCATTTGGTTTCATAACTCCAGATTGAACCATTTGCTTACGGAAATAATCCCTAACATCAGAAATTCCCTCTCCTTCCATATTCTGGAAAGCCATAGCCAGCAACACCTGTTGGGTTTGTGGGTCTTGAGTTAATTGCAGCATACCTATAACAGAACGCACCGTAGCCTGACGCTGACTGTTGGACGACGGCCCGACTTGCGCCACAACATCAAACGTGGCATCGCTAAGATCGTTACCCGTCATCATTGCACCAGTCTCTTGGTCGATCATCGGCTGCATCAGTTCGACCATGCCAGTATCACCAGTTGCCGCAATGGTCTTCATCTTGCGCTTATCTTCCGTGTAAATCTCCTTTGCCATGCTCAACCAGATTTCACCACTGCGTTTCATGCCCTTGGAAAAGTTGCTCATGTAAATGAACGTCTGCATATCTAAACGGGTTTGAATCATCTCAACCGCTTTGCCAGATACGTTCGACACGATCTTGTCAGCACCCTGTGGGTTGCCCAAAATGTCCTGCATGTCCTGCTCTGTAATCTGCAAGAGTGCTGCCATTGCCGGTGGAATTGCTGCGCTGCGGGTATAGGCAACAGGGCCAGCAACCTGCGTGTTGCCATCCGGCCCGGTTATCGGGTTGACCAGCAGATAAGGGTAATTCTTAAGATTGTCTTCTGCCCACATTACCTGATGCCCTGCTACCTGTTCGGGTGTCATGATGGGCTTTTCGATGCTGGACAATGCGCTGATTTCTCCGAGCTTGGACAGCTGCATATTCTTTAGGCGCTGCGCATCCTTGGCCAGCCTGACAGCACCCATGCATCGCTCGATGTTGTCCACAAACCAGCGCTTGCCATAAACAACCACTATAGGTATGCACTTGCCTGCGATGTAGCCAGCATCCTCCAGCACCTTGCCGCCACTCATAATGTATTTGCGAACACGCATTCGCTTGATACGCTTTTGGCGCACCTCGCGAGTGCCGATTGCCATCAGGGTTTCCTCAAGCGTCTCGTCGTTCACAAAATCTGTTGCCGTGTAGCGTTCCTCACTTCCGTCAATCGCCTCAAATATTCGGATTGTCTCGGCCTTCTCCTCAATCTTGTAGTATTCAGCAACAAACACAATGTCAGGCGTTGACCAGTCAAACTCGTACTGGTGAATGATCTTGGGCCAGTCTGTCGGGTCATCGTTGTAGATTTCCTTGTAGCTGTCTCGGGTCATGCTGGTGACCACAAAACAGAACTTGGCGTCTGATTTGTCCTGGCGCTTGGAATTCAGGTCGAAAAATACACTGCTGTCAGCATCAAAAATTGGCTCAATGCGAATGCGCTGTCGATCATCTTCCGGGTCTTCCTCATCCTCATAGACAGAGCGCAGCCGCCAAGCACCAATTCCACCGCCCACAGCCTCTTCAAAAGCATTGTCATACGCCTCATCAGCCACGGATGCTTGCTCATCAGCGCGGTACAGGCCATCGCAGACCTCGGCCAGCTTGTCGTTCTTTGCGCCGTCCTTGCTCACATAGTCAACAGTGATCCGGTTATTGCGGTACTCATTGACAATCCGAATGACCGCCAGCATGATCTTGTTTACCTCAAACCTTGGCTTGTTCTCGTACTGGTCATAGAGTGGTCCTTCCCACTGTGCGCCACAAAGGCTGTAAAAACGCCGGTCTTGCAGGCATTGCAAGCGCTCGTCACGCAGCGCGGTCTGGATGTCGTTGAACTGGCGCAGCGCATCAGAGTGCAGATTAGCAAGGCGTTGGTCGTTGGGAATTCGTGCCATTAAATCTATCTCCAAAAATTTACCGTAGGCAAAGCATAGTGCGAATTTGATACGACATACGATAAACCCATTACATCACTACTCACTGGAAACGCAAAGGTTACAGCAATAGCATCTGCCGCGTCCGGAGACGCCAACCCTCTAGACCTCATATCCTTCTTGCTCTCCAAAAATATCGTACCACTTGAGTCCGGTTTGATCTTAGGCCCAGTCAAGTCATTCATCAACTGCTTGTCAAACCCAATGCTCGCCGTCCTCAACCAATCCCTCATCAACCCCCAAATCTCTGCCCTCTTGTTCCCCCACATTATGGGCTTACTCGACTTCCATCCAAAGTTCACACCCCTAACCTTGTACTTCTGCTCCACCAACCTATCAAGTATCCCATACCCCAACCCACCCTCATCAATCATCACCAGCAAAGGCCTGTACTCAGAAATCACCTCAATCACATGACCCACCACCGTCATCGTGTCATCCCCCCGATACCTCCTAATCTCCAAAATATCCCGCCCCTGCCTCACCGCTATCACCGTCGAGTCAGCCCCACTCCTTGCCGGATCAACCCCAACCACAATAGGCGCACTCACATCCCTCCACTTCTGCCTGTGCATCGCCTCATCTACCAACGCCGGACTTATAAACTGACCATCCCCATTCTTCGGAAACTCACCATACACCTCAACCCTCGCCACCGCCGAGTCCTCCCCATACTCCTCCACAATCTGCTGATACACCGCCTTATCCGTCCCCTCCACCGTCCTCGCATCAATATGCTTTGTCTTCCAAAACATCCTCTTCCCATTAAAACACTCATAAAAATACCCACTGTTCCTTCGAGGATTGCTAAACGCCAACCAAAACCGATTCGGCGTGTTCTCCGTAAAAAACCCCCCCGTCACCGCCCATATCGCATCATCAATACCACTCGCCTCATCAAATATCACCAGCACACCATCATAGTTATGCACACCCGCATATGCATCCGGATTCTCCGCACTCCACAACCTCCCCTCCACACCCCAGTACCTAGTCCCCTTCTTCAAATCCTGCTCCACCAACTCAGTCAACCACTTCGCAGGCGCAACCCTCGTTGCGCTCACCTCAAACCAATGCGAGTTCAACGCCATCGCCAACCACTTCGTAATCTCCGCCCAAGTAATTGACCTTAACTGATTCTCACTGTTTGCACTTATTATGGTCGTGCTACCAATCCTCGTTGATAACATCCATATCGTCAACCACGACACTAACGCCGACTTGCCAATACCCCGACCACTAGATATTGCCTCCTGCAATACCCTGTACATAATCTCCTGATTAGATACCGCACCAGTAAGAAAATTAGTTTGGCTTAGTTTTAACTGATCGTTCGCTGCAATATGGTCAGTAATATCCTGCAACACCTCACGCTGCCATTTCCTCGGCCCACTAAAATTCTCCAGTGGAGTACCCTTTACACCCCAAGGAAATAAATACTTTACAAACGCCAAAGGATTATCTTTTAATGTCG